GAAGAACGACGAGCAAGGCGAGAACAACGAGATAAAATGTTTGCGAAAATCAAACATACGTGCAACGACATTACGGAACATTTTGATATGGCTCTAGCTAGCCTGTGTACTGAAACCACGGAAACAGAAGCAACCCGGCAATGCCGGGGGGGCCTGGAGAGCTTTCCAAAGCTCTCTGGGTACAATCCTTGTGCCCTATGGGGCGAAATAGCTCCGTAGCTATTTCGTAGGAAACTTCCATGTTTGATACTAAAGTCTTTAGAGATGTATCCGAGTCCCAGGAACGTTGGTCTTCACAGACCGCGTCCGGTTGCACGGCGGCTTCAGCTACAAAGCTGGGCACGTCGGTGGTACATAGTGAATTCGAGGAACTGCGAAGAACCTCGACACCGGAATACTATAAGCGCCTTCAAGAAGGTAAGCTTATACCGATGAACTATTACCGAAATTACTCGGGACAGGCGACCGCCCATATGGGCCAAGCCTCTTACACTACCAAGATTGGTACGTGTTATCGGTACATCACGAAGGACTTTGGCGGCTGGTACGGGACTGTTAAAGGTCCTGATGTACTGGAAGCCACTGCAATTGGCGCGGATATTGATGTCCGTGCGTTGCTAGTATCTGCGTATGCCAACGCAGCACCTACCCTAGACTTGGGTACGATGCTCGCTGAGATGCGTAAAACTGTGAGCACAGTGGAGGGAGCAGCAGAGGAATTCCGCGACTTACTCGAACGATGCCAAAAGGCAGCGCATAAGAGAGGTCGTTTCGGCTCTGCATTCAAGCTCTTCGCCACAACTTGGATGGCCGGGCAGTATGCCTATGGCCAGATCGTGAGGGACGTTCAAACTGTGCACGACTTCATGAAGAAGCCAGTGATTACACAGAAGTCAGGCAAATCGCATGGTTCGGCGCACTTTGTCCAGAATGGAGTCTGGACCGCGTCTATAGCCAGTGAATCGCCTACTAGCGGCGTGTTCGGCTCGGTTAGCACCGTAGACGAATACAATATAACCGCTAGTTCTCACGTCCTCGTTAGGTACTCTGACCGTCCTAATTACTTCTTGGACGGACCCACTACTCTGTGGGAAATGGTACCCTACTCCTGGATGATTGACTGGTTTGTCAATTTCGGGGAGTGGCTCACAGCCATGTACGTCTTGAGGACAGCAACAGAAACTGTTGCTTCTTTGGGCTACTTGGTAAGCGTGGTAAGGAGCAGTACATTACACGACGTTAGGTCGCTAGGTACTGTGTATTTGAATGGGACCGCGAACGCAACATCTGAAGGACTGGAAGTCCTCAAGTTACGTGTTCCGCAACCCAACCCCACTTATAAAGATCTACGGATTAAGGTGAATCTATCCGTTGACAAGTTGCGCTCTCTAACGAGCGTTCTTACCAACTTCAGATAGGTTCTTAACCCTTCAACCTTGCTAGGAGTTAAGGTTATGGCAGCCATTACGACTGTCCTTACGGAGTTCTCGGATTCCGCAAACTCGCGGCTATACACCGCACCAAGTCACACTGTCTCGCTTCCGCGAGTAGTTGTGCAGAGGCGTCGTGTGCCCGCCGCCGGCAATCTGAACAATATTGCTCAGACTGAAGTCAACGTATCCTTTGGATGCGTCGATGCCGACGGTGCGCCTATGACGCAGAAGCACTTCATCGGTGCGACCTCTCGTTCCCCCGTGGGTGGTGATGCAACTAATCAGGCTGCAGCGCTTGCGCTGTTCCGTGAGATCGTTGCCAGCGACGAATTCGCCGCTGCTATCACTACGCAGAACTATCTCAAGTGAGATGGTCCCCTCGTTCATCATTTGTATGATGGCGGGGCTGATCTACTGCGGAGCAGTAGATCAGTGCACCAAGGTATTTATGCACGATATTGTGTATAGATGCTACTCACCTCCGTTGAAGGCTGGAACGCCTGATACGGAACAGGGGAGACGACGTCATGACAAGGCTCGACCACAAGGCCGAATCTGTCAGGCTCGGGATCGCAATGACCCGCGCCTACACCGAGAGCTACAGGAGTTGTTTCACAGAAGAAACAATGATACACCTGGAGCTCTGCTGCAAGTCCAATGACTGGAAGTCATTGGCAAAGTCGTCTGATTTCGTACCTCGTGGTACGTACGAATGGACTCACCTTAGGCAGATCGAGGCCTTCTTCAAGAAGAACTCAGATCTGGCCGACGATAGTCTCTGTGTAGCGAACGCCACTGCGGCGTTTCACGAAGCAGAGAAACTATGTCGGATCGCCAACAAACGCCTCGACCATTACGGTCGCAACCCTAATCGGGTGGATGCAGACATGGCTGTCTACATTCGACGTGTACAGAAGCTGATTGCTTCTGTACTAGGCCCTATACTGCAGTTTCATGAGGAACTCCCTAAAAGAGTTCGCATGACAGACGGCGCAGCTTACTCGCGCCCAAGGAAGCGCTCCCTCTCGCACCTGAAGATCTCAGGCCGAATGGAAGTGCCGACGATTGGCGCTGTACGTTACCTCACTACCATGGCTAGGTATTTCGGCCATGATAACCAACAAGCGAAGATTGTATCCAAGAATAGGATAGTCTTCGTATTGAAG